TTATCGAAATGCTTGTAAATATACCCTTCATTCACCATAGGGTATATAAGACGATCAGCCATATTGGTCTTGTACATCCCGTACTTCTCGCAAGCATAATTGATCGTAAAGAACTCTAAGTCATAACACCACAGCATAAAATCCAACCAGCTGCCTGGTATCTTTGTCCTCTCTATAAACTCGTTTTTAGCGTTACGCAGGTTCTTAAGGTGGTTTTGTTTGACGTACTTCTCTGGCAGCCTAGAAAATTCTCTGAACAATTTTGATTTCTTTACTGCGGACTTTGGCATAATTTAATGTGTATCTTTGGGTATAACAAAGTTATATTATGAAAGCTAAAGACACACAATTTCTTGCCGAGATGTATCATTTAGTTAAGAAGATGGAGGACCTTATAGAGGAATTCGGCGTAAGAGATAGAGTTCTAGCCTCCGTCGTTGTGGGTGTATTAAGCCCTCAGGATATAGAATCGGGAGCCGAGACAGCTGAGATGAGGACTATGTACAGCTTCAATGTGCAAGATAGAATAGAACTGGAGACAATTAAATCTTTAATGGACGAGATGTATAACGACGAGGATGACGACTCCCTAGAGGGGATGTTAGGCGGTCTAGGCATTTCGCTAAACTAATTTCAATGGAAGGTCTTATTAGGAAAATTATTGTAGGCAAAGAGCCTAAAAACGGCATGGCCTATTATATAGGTATGCGGGCGGGAGACGGGAATGTATCAGCTATAGTAGAAGACGAAAGAACTCTCGTAAAGTTCGGACGGAAGCGGTACCTAGTGTATATTGAGAACGAGGAAGGTAACGTCCTATGGAAAGCCATTGACGATATGCCTTGTATGCTGGAATTTGACTTGAACTTTTAATGAATGAAAACATTTGACTTATTCGTCGTTGAGCTTGAAAAACAAATCAGCGACACCATTACGACCGATAGCGGTCTAGAACTTTATATAGATAATAGATTCGATGAATTTGAGAACCGCATTCAAGAAGGCCCTGTTGTGGCCGCTCCGTTTAAGTATGAGACTGGCGTCAAGCCTGGGGACACTCTTTATTTCCACCATCTTGTGGTGCTCAACGAAGGTCAAGTACTTACTGGTGAGGACGATCACTATATTGTACGCTATGATCCAGATCATACTATTAACAACCAAGCTATTGCTTATAAAGATCAGCATACTGGTAATATCGAACCTCTTGCGGGTTGGAGTCTTCTTGAGGCTGTCGAAGAAGAGGAGGTTCGGGAATCGGACACTATCGAAATTGTTAAGCTCACTGAGAAGCTCCCAACAAAAGGTAGGGTCGCATTTACGTCTCGTTGGGTGGAAGAAGTAGGGCTGGAGATAGGCGATGTAGTAGGGTTTAAAGAGAACCGAGACTATAGGATAACCATCGAAGATAAAGAGTACTATCGGACACGTGTAGAAGATCTGCTATATGTCGAAAATTAAATTCACTACAGTCGTAGCCGCTAAGAAGCTAATGCTTAGCATGGAGGTGGCTATCGAAAACATGATCGAAGAGATAAAAAAACCTGTCGATCCAGACGCTGGGGGGTCCGCCCGCAAAGCGGAGCTCCAATCTATTAAACAAACGGCTATTGATTGCAAAGAGCTGCTGGTAGAGCGCCAGAAGCTAGAACAGATGGTAAAAGAACTAAAAGAAAATGGAGAAATCGAAGAACAAAAAGACTACTCAGGAGGATTCGCAGAGCGATATTCGAAGTAACCATACTGGTTTAATATACTGGGACGATTACATTGATAACCAGACAGTTAGCAGCGATTACTTAAACAAAAACTTTAACATACGTTACACGCGTTCGTAGCTCAACTGGATAGAGCATCTCACTTCTAATGAGAAGGTTCGGGGTTCGATTCCCTGCGGGCGTACAATTTAATTAAACAAAATGCCAGATTTACATTGCCCCGATTGCGGGAAAGAACGTTTTGAGAAATCTTTAACTATGCGTGTCCGCGATGGGGATACATATTATGTTGAAGGAGAATGCGAATGCGGGTCTCAGATGAAGCTAACCAATCCGAAAACGGGGATGCCTCATTTAGGACGCATGAATAAGCACGGTCAAAGCTTTTGATGTCCGCTCTAATTGACATAGAAGGATATGAGGATCAAGGGATTAAGATCGACCCTAACGGTACAGAGGGAGAGGCAGTCGAACTACATGGGCTTCTTATTGTCCTGCCAAAGAAACCTCCCCGATCGCAAATTCTCTTCCATGACAAGCCAAAAAGCTTGCAGATGTGGACAAGGATACCAATGCCTGAGGAAATGCAGCGGGTTCGAAGTATGGATGAGTGGTACGAAAAACCGAGTGAATTCCGTAAGAAGTTTTCTGCTTACATCGAACAAGAGTTTCAGCGCCGCCGTGACGGTATTTGGTTTTACAATAATGGCATCGCTACGTACATTACGGGGCGGCACTATATGTTTTTACAATGGTCTAAAATTGATATCGGATATCCTCAGTTCCTACAATTCCAAAGAGAAATCTATATCCACATGCTGGCGTGTGAGTTTGACCCTCGTTGTTTCGGTCAGCTTTATACTAAGTGTCGCCGTTCTGGGTATACTAATATCTGTAGCGCTATACTTGTTGACGAAGCTAGTCAAGTTAAAGAGAAGCTTCTGGGAATACAGTCGAAAACTGGTAAAGACGCTCAGGAGAATATTTTTATGAAGAAAGTGGTCTCTATCTTTAGAGGCTACCCATTCTTCTTCAAGCCTATCCAAGACGGTACAACCAACCCCCGTATGGAGTTGGCGTTTCGTGAACCCTCAAAACGTATTACGAAAAACAACAAAACCTCTTATAGAGGGGATGCGCTTAACAGTTCAGTTAACTGGAAAAATACCACGAATAACGCATATGACGGGGAGAAACTGCATATGCTATACCTCGATGAGGCGGGTAAGTGGGAGAAACCGACGGATATACGCGAAGCATGGAGGGTAGAAAGAACTTGCCTTATTGTAGGTAAGAAAATTGTGGGTAAGGCCCTGGTAGGGAGTACCGTTAACCCCATGAGTAAAGGCGGGGATGAATACAAAGACCTTTGGGCTGACTCTGATCCGCAACACCGAAATGATAACGGAAGGACCAGGTCTGGCCTGTACCGAATATTTATCCCCGCTTACGAAGCGCTAGAGGGGTTTTTCGATAAACATGGGAATTCCGTTATTAACGACCCCGAAGAACCTGTAGAAGGTATAGATGGGTTACCTATAGATATAGGGAGTAGGACCTATTTAAAGAACGATCGTAAATCCTTTAAAGATGATCCATCGGAGCTAAACGAGGTGGTTAGGCAGTTCCCTTTCACTGAAGACGAGGCATTTAGGGACAGCATAGAGGGGAGTTTATTTAATATAGGTAAGATATATCAGCAGATAGAGCACAATGATGAGTTATACCCCAACCCCGTTGTTATAGGTAATTTTATCTGGATAGAAAAAGATAAAGAGGTGGCTTTTTCCCCTACCCCTAACGGGCGTTTTCGGGTAGCCTGGATGCCAGACCCTGAAGATCGCAATAGAGCGGCCACGGAGCGTGGAAAGCGTGTCGCTCCGTTCAAAGATTTCGGGTGCGGAGGGGTTGACTCCTATGATTTAGATGCTACCGTGGATGGTAGAGGATCTAAAGGCGCCCTCCATATGTACAATAAATTTTCTATAAATAGACCGTCGAATATGTTCGTGGTGGAATATGCCTCTCGACCTGACTTAGCTAAGATATTCTATGAGGATGTGCTTATGTGTGCTTTTTTCTATGGGTACCCCTTACTCGTGGAGAACAACAAATACGGAATTGTAAGGTACTTTGAGTCAAGAGGTTACGACGGTTACTTAATGGATCGCCCGAAGCATTTAGCCGCCGCGTCCTCCAATATGAGCGTAAAAACCAAAGGTATACCCTCTAACTCCCAGGATGTTATCCAGTCCCACGCCCAAGCGATAGAAACCTATATACACCATCATGTCGGGATAAATTACGATTCTGGTGAGATCGGGAAGATGTATTTCAATAAAACCCTCGAAGACTGGATAGGGTTTAAGATAGATAAAAGGACTAAATTTGACTTAACCATCAGCTCTGGTTTGGCGCTTTTGGGCGCCCAGAAAACCAAAGAAAAGCCTCGCGCTGACTTTACGGAAAAGGCGTTTTTTAGGCGATATAAGGTCTACGGATGATTTGCTATATTTGCATAATATGCCTAGCGCCGCACCAATACTATGAACGACAACAACAAGAGTAAAAAGGGCTCGTTTCCAGATCCGTTAGCGGACACGAAAATAAAAGAGGATAAGGCTTACGGGTTGCAGTACGCTAAAGCTATCGAATCCCAATGGGGAAAGATGACCGAAGCTAATTCTCTTTATGGGAAAAGAAACGTAGTTTTCGAAAGAAGCCGCGATTACGCGAACGGTACTCAGGACACAAGTATATACAAAAAGCTTCTTCGGACGTTGGACCCGAACGCGGGTGACGGTAGTTTATTGAACATGGATTATACGCCTGTTCCTATCCTCCCTAAGTTTGTTCGGGTGGTGGTTAATAAAATCCTCTCTAGAAATCCATACCCTAACCTTGAAGCTATTGACGCTTTATCTTCTTCCGAGAAGAATAACAAGAAGCGACGGGTTGAGATCCAGGTGGAGGCAAAGAAACAGCTACAGCAGCTGAAAGAGCAAACGGGGATGGTTCTCGATATGGATCCAGAGCAGATCCCAGAAACTTTAGAGGAGGCGGAAATCCTTTTCGGCACCAATATAAAGACAGACGCAGAGATCGCCGCGCAAATCGGCACGAATATGACCCTCTCTTGGAATAACTTCAATGACGGTACTTTCAGAAGATGTGTGAACGATCTAGTGGCTTTGGGTTTGTGCGCTGTGAAGCGGTCTAACGACCCCAATGAAGGTATTAAAACAGAGTATGTCGATCCTACGAACTTCATACATAGTTATACCGATGACCCTGGGTTTGAGGACCTCATCTATGCAGGGCATGTGAAAAGGATGTCTATCGCTGATTTGAAGAGGTTGGCGTCTAGCGAGCTCGATGAAGAGGATTTCAAGAAAATCGCCTCTGCGGTAAAAAACAAATCAGGCAATGACGGGTCTTCTTTTAATAAAACCAGCTATAATAATAGCCTTCAGGCTAACGAACACGGGTACGATCAGTATATGGTCGATGTGCTTGACTTTGAGTTTATGTCCGTAGACTGTATCTATTTCGAAGAGAAAGAAAACCGCTTTGGTAAGAAGAACTTCTTTATGAAGGGATTTGAATACGAAGAAAAACCTGGGAGTGTTTTTGAGAGGAGTTCCAGTAAGATGGAGATATCCACTGTTTACGGGGGGTCTTACGTGATGGATGGGGCCGACGTCCTATTCAACTACGGGAGGACCAAGAACGTACCTAAAAATATACACGATATCTCAAAGGCAAGGCTGTCTTATTCAGCTGTGGCTACGAATATGCGGAATATGATGCCGAAGTCTATGGTGGACTCTTGCACTGGGTTTGCCGATATGCTACAGCTTACGCACTTGAAGATCCAACAGGCTATAGCTAAAGCTAAACCTGATGGTCTTATTATCGATATCGAAGGGCTGGAGAATGTACAGCTAGGAAAAGGGGGAGATCTACAACCGTTAGAGCTTCACGATATCTACGAACAAACAGGGGTCTTTTATTACAGAAGTAAAAACCCAGAAGGGGGCTTCCAGAACCCACCTGTTCGGGAGATAGGCAACTCTATTCGAAATATCAACGAGCTTATCGGGTTGTACAACCATTACCTAAAAATGATTAGGGATGCGACGGGGGTCAATGAGATGATGGATGCCTCCACTCCGAAAGGTGATACGCTTGTAGGGGTTCAGCAGAACGCTATCGCGGCGGGGAATAACGCTATATATGATATCACTAACGCTTCGATGATCTTATTTAAGAAGGTCTGTGAGGATATCGTAAAGTGTTTGCAAATCCTACCTACGGAATCTGTGCTGTATAAAGTATACGAGAACGCTATAGGTAGCGAGAATATGTCCGTGCTCTCCTCGTTTAATAACCTACCTATGTATAATTTCGGGGTACAGGTGGTTAAAGAGATGGAGGACCAGGATCGGGCTTATTTAGAGCAAAACATACAGATGTCCTTACAACAGCAGCAGCTGGATATCGAGGACGCTATTGTTATACGGGGGATGAAAGACGTGAATCAAGCGGAGCGCTTGCTCGTGGTCCGTAGGAAGAAGCGTATGGCCGCACAGCAGCAGCAAGCCATGCAGAACTCTCAGCAGCAAGCACAGATACAACAGGCTTCTTTGCAGCAGGCTTCCCAAGCGAAGATGCAAGAGCTTCAGATGGCCGCGCAGCTGGATTCGCAGAAGCTACAATTGGAATCACAGCTTGAAGCGCAACTTGAACATGTTAAGCACCAGTTC